TCTTGTCTATCTTACCGCCCAAATCGTGAATACCTTCGTGCATATGTTTAACATCCTTTTTTAAGCCTGTAATATATCCATATATAGAAAGCAGATGCTCTCTTGTAGTTTTGGGTCTAATTTTATCTCCGTTAGGCATTATGCTAATCCTCTTTGTCTTAATCTAATTTGTTTTTCTTCTTCAGTAAATAATTCATTTTCTATAGGTGTCAAACCCTGATTCATGTTGCCTGTTGCCGGAAGCGCTGCTGTTCGTACCACATCTGAACTTGGCATTGGTTGTAATGGTAAAGGAGCTTGTGCAACCGGTTCTGATTCGTTAATTAAATAGTCTCCTATATCTATATCAAACTCATCAGATAAATCTAAGTATCTAAGATCTTGTCTTATTTCATTTATAATATCTCTCACTTCTTCAAACGGATTGTCTACATCGATTCTTGACTCAATGTCTCTAAACTCTTGTTGTATTTTTTGTGATGGAAAGTACGGATCAAACTTTTCATTTAGTAAATCGTTGTAGTCTCTACCTAATCCTCTATCTCTAAATTCTTTTCTAACATCTGACATATCTGCTTCTAGCTCTTCTGCTGCAGTAATGTCTTTTAACATGTCTTGCTCTGCTTCGAATTTTGCTTTGTTAGCAGCAATATATCTTCTTATAATTTCATTTGGATCTACTGGTCCACCTTTTAAAACACCAAACTCACCACCTGTAAATAGTGTTCTAGCTTTTCTTTGTTTTGCTCTGTATTCGTTTAGTTTAAATCCTAGAGATTTAATTGGATCTAACTTAACAGCTCTGTAACCTGCAAACCCTAATAACTCATCTGGTAATTCAAAGAACTCTCCACGCTCTGATGGTTTATCTGTTGCAGCTTGATAGATTCTTTTAAACTGTGGATACGAAAAAGGTAACATGGCACTAGCTAAGTGACCTGATATAATTCTAACTTTATCTCCTGTTGGAGTATCCTCATCGTATAATACTCTGCCTTCTCTAGTTCTGCCATCTCTACCTAAGATAGGAAGTAAATCTACCATAGCTTCTGTGTAAATAGATTCATCTATAAACGGTGATGCAAGTTGACCACCCGCTTCACTAATACCTCTTAAAAAACCTGCCATTAAAACTTCTTCGTCTTCTATTCCTTGTTGAACATTATTTAACAAAGTTAGAAATGGTCTACTAACAGTGTCATACGCATTACCATGACTAAAATCTATATATTTTAAATCACCTGTATCTTCATCTCTTATTGGAAGTATGGTAGAGTTTTTAGACCACTCAGGTAAATATCTTCTCATAGCTTGTAACTGTTCATCAGTGACATCGTAGATTGCTTTAAACCCTTCTGTTAATACTATCGGTGCGGCTGCTGTAACGGTAGCCATTCCTGCTAATCTTTTTAATCCAATATTTCTTAAAGCTGGATCTTTTATTTCTTTTATAGATCTTTGTGCAATATTAGTTGTAGTTCTTAATATTTCAGATGGGAAAGACATGAAGTTACCTAGCGGTAATCGTCTAAGCGCTCTTACAAAATCAGAAACATATGCATAGTTAGGTACAGTATTTCTTACAATGTCTGCTGCTTCTTCCTTTAATTGTTTTTCAGTAAACTCTCTACCTGCTTTTGTGTATGCATTTCTAAGTCTACCTAATTCAACTGCATAGTTTGCAATTTTAAATAAATCATCTTCAGCTGTGTATAGATCTTCAGCAAACTTCATTCCTTTTTTAGCTGTTCTTTTACCAGCACCAAAAAGTTTTGCCATCATACCTTGTAAAGGTTTTTCTATATTTAAGTTTTCTCCAAATCTAATATCTCTTAATAGATTTTTAAGATCTCCTATTTGTACTTGTGAGTTTACAACACCAAGTTCTAATAGTTCTCTATATGCTTCGTTTGCTTCTGTGGATCTTGTACCTACTTGTAGTTTTGGAAAGGCATCTTTAAATGCTTTAGCTACAACCGCAGGGTTTTCAAAAAATATACCATTAGCTGCAGAGAATCCTGTTGCAGAAAACAAGTTTCTAAAGTGAGTTACTGGTGCAAGAATTGTTTTTGCTACCTGTGATGCTGCTTTTGGAAACAATAATAAATTTCTGTATCCCCACGTAATTGATTTTTCAATACCGGTTGCATCTGGCCTTGGCTCAAATAAAAATCGTAATGATTTTTGTGAGTCTCCTAATGCTTGTGCTATATTTCTACTTGTAAATTTACCTGCTAATGGATTAACTGCATACTCATCTCTAAAGAATGGTGCAACGAAATCATCTAGTTTTACAATATCTTGATAAGGTAAAGCTCTTTCTGCTGCAGCAACACTGTCAAAGAAAAAACCTTTTTCACCTGCAGGTGTCTCTGGTGTTACTTTTCTTTTTATAGCTAAATCATCATTTGCTAATTTATCAAACAACTGATTCTTTCTTGCTACAGCTGATAATCTTTGTACACCATTATATACAGAGAATCTTGGGTCTTCTATTTTACCAAATAAATCTCTAAATACTTTACTACCTTGACCTACAACTCTAGATATTTCTTTACCATTAATATCATTTGTAACTACTTGTTTAAAAAATTTTTTATTTTTATCTGCGTTACCTAACGGTGTAAGATCTGTATATTTAAAAAAAGGTAATTTACCTGGTGCTTTCATTTCTAGTGCAGACTTGACTACATCATCTACCATCTGCTCTGCTTCAAAAGCAGTGATAGGATTTTTCTTTTTAGCTGCGTATCTTACAAATAATTCTTTTGCACTTTGCACGGCCTCATCTGTAGGTGTATATGATTTAAAAGGTAGAATAGATTTATCTTCAAAGATAGCATACGTATTACCTAGATAATCTTTTACTCTATCTCCCATCAAACCTTTCAATGTTTGTACATCTTTAGGTGCATTTGATGATGCGTTAATTAAATCAGAAAATATTTCACGTGCTCCATTTACAGCACCAAACAGTTCGTTTACTTGTCCAGATTTTAATCCTTTCTTTTTAAGTATTGCAGTTAGTTCATCACTAATAGCATTTGGCACAGGTTTATCTATTTGACCAGAAAACATTGCATCGTTTATTTGTTTTAAAACTTTTACTTTCTCTTGATTTGCAGATTTATCAAAAAATGTTTTTACTGTAGGAAACATACTATCTACACTTGTATCTATTTGTTTTACAAGTTCTGTAGCTCTGTTTAAATCAGCCATCTCCAAACCTTTCTGTAACATTTTATCTTCAAAAATCTGTTGTGGCTTTGCACCTCTAGCTCTTAATGCAGAAAAAACTTTGTTAAAATATCTATCTAGTTTTGAATTACTAAACTCAATATTCTTTCCTCTTGTAGCTGCAGCTTTGATTGCTTTACCAGCTCCGTATACAAAAGGTGTAACCAATATAGATTCACTACCGAACTTTAATCTGTTAAATAATTTTCTAGATGCATCTGAACTATCTGAACTTGTTTCTTCTTCTCTATCTAATTGTGTAGGTCCGCCAAACAAATCACCAAACGTACCTATTTTTTCTACGTCAGCTACAAATGCTTCTCCAACTGCACCGCCGGTTACACCTGCTGCAAATCTTTTAAATTTTGCTTTTCTGTTTAAATCAGACGCTTTACCTGCAGCCTTTATTAAATTTGGATTTTTAAAATTAACATAGTTGTTTGCTTTTTTTGCTTTTAATGCTTTGTTAGCTAATTTAGTTGCTGTCTTAAATCCAATAGCACCTGGAATACCAACTTGTACCAATGCTTCTGTAATTCTACCTGCAGCTTTCTCTTCTGCTATTTCTTCAAACGGATTTATCTTATCAAAAAATTGTTCTACTTGTGCTGCACTGTTTGTATCTAAACCTAAGTCTATTAGTTCTGCACCAAGAGATATTATACCTTCTGGAACTTTTATAAGACCTGATGCAATACCTGCAAGGCCAGCTTCGAATTGACTTATCTCTGAGTCTTTTTCTGCATCTGAGAGATCAAGATAGCCTTCTGATGTAAGTTCAGCCATTCAACCTCCTATTCTATTGGTTTTAAACCTGTGCCGTCAAAAAATACTGGTTGCTGTGTTGCTACGTCAAAGTAGACTTTATTAGGTGTTAATTCTTTAAGTTTAACTTTTCTCTTAGTATTTATATATGGTTTTAAAATATCAACTGAATAACCTTGTTCTTGTAATTTTGGTAACATCTCTAGAACAAAAGTTGCTTTTGCTGTACCCACCATATCTTCACCAGGAAAATTAGTTTTAGCATAGTCAGCCACTCTGTCTGCCATTGAAGATCTAAGTAAATCACCAGAGCTTAGTGTAAAGTATTCAAACGCTTGTTTTCTACCTTCTTCTGTATCAGGAAACTGTCCCAAACTAATAGCTTGAGCAGCTAATTTTTGCACCGCTGTCTTATCTCCACCAGCTGCATTTTTTAAAAGTTGTAATTTTTCTTGACCTGTTTGTTTCATACCAAGCACTTTTAAATCAAAAGCTTTGTCTTCTTCTCTTTGTTTGTCTTCTCTTTCAATATTTTCTTGTCTCTCTCTTTCAGCTATGTCAAATTTTAATCCCTCTAATTCAACATCTCTTTTTCCTGCTTGTGTTTTATTCATAGCATCAAATGCTTGACCAACTGCAGGTTCAAAAGCTAAAGCTAAATTAGCAGCTGTGTTGCCACCTCTAGTTTCACCAAACCCTCTTAATCCACCTTGAATTAATAACTGTGCTATAGGATCAATAACAGGTGTTGAATATTTTTTCATTATCGCTTCAAACTGCTCTCTGTTTGAACCTGTTGAAAAATTAGATCTCATACCAGAAGTAATGCCGCCACCGACTTCACCTCCTCTTCTAAACATAGGTCTTCTTAAAGTTTTCATTAACTGAATAATCCTCCTTGAGGGCCTTGTAATAATCTGTAGATACCGGCTAACGTAGAACCCGCACTTAGTCCAGTCTGTACTGCACCTGGTGTAGGCATTTCAGTTTGTCTAGTCTGACCAGGATATCCTGCAATCAAACTTGTAACTCCAGAACCATATTGTTGTGCAGCTGTCAAAGGTTGATTTAATTGTTGTTGAGCTAATTGTTGTTGTGCAGATCTAACTGCTTGAGCTTGCGCTTGATTTAATCCACCAAGAGTAGACAAAGCTCCAACATCTTGACCTAAAAATGCTTGTTGTGAACCACCTAATCTTAACTGATCAGAAGCTAATTGTCTTTGTTGACCAAAAGCTTGACTAGCTAATTGTTGAGCTTGACTAAATCCTTCTTGTCTCAACTGTGCTTCTAACGCAGCTCTGTTTCTAGCTTGACCAGATAAAAATTCTGCTTCCTGTACACCTTGTCTTGCACCACCAAAAGCTCCTCTATTTATAGCTTGTGCTGCTATAGAAGGTATGCCTGCTTGTGTTTGTCTATCAAACTCTGCTAGAGTTGTGTCAATCACATCCTGTTGATATGGTGAAGTAAACTGTCGAAAAGCTGTAGGACCTGTGAGACCTGCTGCCTGTTGCTGAGCACCTTCTGCACCAGATAAAAATCTTTGATAGCCACCAATACCGGAAAGAGCTAATGCCTCAGCTTGTTTTTGACGTATATCTTGATCAGCTACAAATTGTGGACCAAATACTTGAGATAAATCAGCAGCTTTAAATTGACCAACTGCTTTCTGTAAATCGTCTAAATAAGTTTTACCTGCTGCTTCTATAAACGGCGCTGGTATTACCTGTGTTTGTTGAACTGCCATTAAACTCTTCCTCCGTTT